AAGATGCTTACGTCCAGAGATATAAGTTTCATCTTCAGTAACAAGTCCCCAAGGAGACAAACGCTTCATCAGTTTTTCACCAAGAACCCTATCAATTCTACGAACAAGATAAGGGATATCATACAGTTTGCTGTTCCACCCAGTCACAACTTCAGGAGTGTTGGATTCAATCATCCACCAATTAATGAAATCATTCAGAAGATCATACTCACTTGAGAATGAACGATAGTTTACATTCTTCTGTTTATTTTGAAAGGGACCCTTTCCCCAAGTGTTAATTTGTTTTGAAGAATAATCTTGAACAGTAATCAAAAGAACTTCTTCAGCAGCAGATTCTACATCAGGGAATCCATTTTCAGAAGCAACCTCAATATCAATAGTAGTTACTTTAATCTTATTAATGTCAAACTTCAATTCTTCTTCAGGATACATATCAGAAATATACTGATAGATGTATTGAGTATTTCCGAAGATTTTAAAGTTTTCTACATTCTCATACTTTTTAACGAACTCCCTACAATCACGGACAGATCCAGGTTGAACTGATTCTACATATTCTCCATTTAAAGTTTGGTATTTAGTTTTTTTATTGGCAGGGACAAAAAGAGTCGGGTTAAACTTCTCACGGGTCATGAAATGTTTTCCATCTTCATAACCACGGACAAGAAAGTTGTCCCCGACCATTTGAACGTTAGTGTAAAATCTCATTAGGCAGTTAATTCAAGGTATTTTCTAATAATATTTTCAGAAGGTTCAACAAGAGTTAAAATATGCTCAGAACTGATCATAATTTCTCTCTGTGTTGTATAATCTGGCCAAACTTTTAAAGAAATATTATGCGTAATTTCTTCTTTTATTATTTCATACGGATTGATCAATTTACAATTAGGTTCTCCAAGTTCCGCATAAACTTCTTCAACAATAGAAATAAGGCACGTATTATTATTCAATATAAGAGTCTTCAAATTCGGATTCTGAATTTGAGTCTGAGTCTGAGTCTGAGGTTGGTTCGTCATATGTGGATTTAAATATACTGCTATTATTATCTAAATTGGGATCTCCAATATCAGGTAAATTTAATTGGTCAAATTCTTGCTCAACAAGACCACTAATTTTTTCTTTATAAATGTCAATAATTGTATCGAGAGGATTGACAACAGTTACTACCCAATCAGATGTAATTGCAATTTTCCTATCAGAACTCAATAACATCCAAGGTGATAATGTGACTTCAACTGGAACATCTCCATTCTCTGAATTTTTTTCCTCAGTAATTAAAACAGATTTTGCAACTGATATTTTGTGAGGAAGATATAAAAGATATCCTTGAACTTTATCTTCAATGACCAATTCTTTCATATCAGCAATAATAGTATCACCCGTTTTTAATAACGCTAGTTTAATGGACATACCTAATCATTCCTTTGTATTCAAATTATAGTACGAAAAAAGGGAGGTGTCAACTGGATTTTGCCAGTTACCTCCCGTGGCATAGCGCCGACGATATTCAATTATATTTATAGGTAATCTTTGCGCTTATGATGATCAGGAACAATTCTACCAAGAGTCACAGTCAAAAGACCATCCTCAAAATCAACTGATCTAACTTCTGTATCATCAGAGAGTGTCCACGCTCTCTTAAAACTCCGTTGAGCCAAACCTTTATGGAGATAGTTGGACTCCGTTTCTTTATCTTCTTTTTGACCCTCAATAAAGAGTTTACCGTCTTGAGTGTAGACATAAACCTCTTTCTTCTTAAATCCAGCAAGGGCAAGTTCTAAACGCGATTCTACGTTACTGACTTGAACTAGATTATATGGAGGATAGTTAGTTGTGGTTTCATGTAGATGGAAAATGCGATCAAAATATTCATCCATTCCAATACTATATTTGTTGATCCTATCCATCAACGCAGGAAGATCTGCAGAATTAAATCTTGAAGTTGCAAGATTAGTCATTATGGTAGCTCCTTTAAAAGCGAGTTTGTGTTGTGTGGACCCTTTCGGCGTCCACATATAATTATAATACTTTTAATAAAAAAGCGGGTCGCAAAACCCGCACTTTATCATTCGGTTTCTACCGCTTTTCCCTTTTTCCCAATATTATACTTGGTTTCTAAAATCCAATCTCCTTTGTCCTTGTAAGCAAGGACTTTAATTTGATTTAAAGGAGCTATATCTTGAATTTTAGTAGCATCTACAATTCCAATTAACCCCCAATCTGCAAGCAGTTGAGCAATACGATTACGACGCTGAACATCATTCACAGTAAGATTTGCGTGTTTACCATCTAGAGCAAACAGTTCCTTAAAGTGAACGAGATAATATCTACCTTGCTTGTGCAAAATATGGCAAGACTGATAGATTTTCTTTTCCTTACGTGATGCGACTCCAATGCGAGTCAAAGTTTCGCGTACTTTCAAAAAGTCATCTGGTTCATTAAGAACCACTTCAACCATTTGATCGGGCGTCCACTTTACTTCAGGTTCTTGAACGACACTCATTTTGTTCCTCCAGTTTCAAATTTCGATTTAATAAATGTTAGTTGTTCTTTAGTAAGAATCCTCAAAGCTTGTTTTGCCTTTTCATTACTATAACCATAGTAACGTTTAACATAATCAAGATCTTTGATTTTATCTTGTCGGAGCCAGGGAGAAAATCTCTTCTTTTTCCTCAGACTATTTAGCAAAAAATCATATTGCATCTTTTTTGGAAGAAAATGATACTGATTCATTTCGTTCGCAAACATAATACAATCAATGTGCCCAGAAAAACATCTATTGATAATATATGGAGCATATTCCTTCTCAAGCGAAGGATCTTCATCAATCAGATTTTTCTTCGTTTGATTGATAGAGTTTAACCAGTCCTTCAATTCCATAATTAAAAAGCAAGAGTTCTTTACGTTGTTTTTGCTCACGCATATATTCACCAACAGAACGCATTGTGTAAGTAAGATCGAACTCAGCAGCGTTCCAGTTCTTAAACCTATCTTTTACAAGTTGATCGGAGTTATAACTTACCAGTTGATCCATTTTATTAGAATCACAATCGGCAGCAAACTTATCGTGATCAAATCCTTTGTGCATTGATCCCTTGTGCCCATAGAGATTATCCTTAATATCATAAGGAGGATCCAGATACATAAAAGCACCCATGTTTCCATCCATCAGATAGTCGTATGAGTAATTAGTTATACGCCATTTTGAAATCAACGAAGAATACGCAGGCAATTTTTCAATTCCACGCAGACTGAAGTTTGAATTGGATGCCTGTTCAGAAAATGAAGAACTCTCTGTGAGACCACTGAAACTACACTTATTGACAATATAGAAAGCCATAGCACGATCAATGCTTGGCAAATCTTTGTCATTAACTTGATCCTTTGCTTTAAGAAAAAGTTCTTTTGCCAGGACTGGAGTATTATTTGTCGTCTTAAGATCTACAAGTCTATCTTTAATATCAGTTCCAAACATCTGGAGTTGTTGCCAGAAGTTTACAAGAGGTTCATAAAGATCATTTACCCAAATATCTAGATTAGGATATTTCTTTGTGATATAAATTGCAACACTTCCACCACCAAGAAATGGTTCGCGGAACTCATCATAGTTGCGAAGATCTGGAAAGTAAGGTCCCATCTTTTCACAAGCACGGGACTTACCTCCTGGGTAGCGGAGCGGCGTCTTAAGAGATTTCATCACAAAATACGCTCCACAGAATCAAGAATTTCAGAAGAAGTAATGCACTTTTCTGCGGGTTCAATGTCATAAGCAAGAACTTCATAATCCCCATCTTGCAATTTAAACTTTGCCGTAGGAGATTTTTGAGTATAATATGTACGTGATTTTACAGTATCCCAATCAGTAGCAGCAATTATCATCTTTTCAGTATCAACCAAAAGCATATACTCAAAAGTTTTATCAATATTTTTATTATCAGATCGGAAATTTTTCAAATCAATTGCTTTTGTTGATCCATTTTGATTAAACATATTCAACATTCCTTTCATTTCCAATGGAGTTCCATCTTCAGAAAGAAAGTCTACTCCGTTTTGATAATCTCCAACATAAATTAATTGACCGTCACTCCATTTCGCAAATGATTTTTCTTGAAGATAAGTTCGGAAAGTTTTAAACACATTAGATTTCATTTGCTTTGTATTAGTTGCTTTAACACAACCAAAAAATTCAGCAAGATTGCAACGCTTGATGTCCATCATAATTAAGTATTCTTGTAATCAGGTTTATTATACTTCAGGTATTCAAAGAATGTAAGTTTCATTTCCTTCTGCGTCATGCCACAGTGCTTGGCGGCAGCAGGAAGAGTCATTTTAGCACGAAAGAGACCTTCATTTGCCTCTTTTACATTTTCGGGTGTGGTTTTGATTGGAACTTCAACAAGAGATGCTTTGTTAATTTTATATGGATTCATTTTAATTCCTCAATCATTTCAAATTCTTCAAATTGATCAGCGGATACTTCATATTCTCCACCAACAAGATACCAGTGTTTGCCATCATGACGAAGACCAAGATATTTCATTTGATCTTCTTCAAAAACATGCTCACGCATTGCTGCTTGAATTTTATAATGGATTAAATCAGATTTAGATGGGACTTTCATTTGAATTCACACTCACACATAATTTCAGTTAATGCTGCAAGAAGATTTATTTCCTGATCAGCCACGAACGCACATTGGTATTGATACTTAGCAATAACAAGAACGGCAGCAGGGATAGACTGGGGCGAAAGGCAATCATAACAGGCGTCATACACCCTACGAAGTAAACTAGAAGCATCGTTGTCCAAGTTGGAGACCACCCACTTGCGTACTTCGGTGAAGTTCTTTTCTTTAAGGTTCTTGATGAGTTCATTTACTGAGATGTCTGAGAACGATGCAAGAATTCCTGAGTCAATTTTACCCCCCGTAGAATACCTTTGAAGAGTATTGAGTAGTTGCCTTGTATCTGGAAAATAGTTTTTGATAAGTTCTGCTACAACTTTTTTATCATATTCAATATTTTCCTCGTCAAGAATGTGAGACATTCTATTAAAAATAGATACCATCATCTCAGGTTTTTCATTCTTTGGAATGGGAGTATATTTAAGAACAACACACCTTGATTGAATTGGTTCAATAATTTTATTAAGATTATTGCAGGTAAAAATAAAGCATACATTATTGTGAAGTTGCTCAATCACTCCACGAAGACAAAGCATCACATCATTAGTTGTCCCATCAAACTCATCAAAGAATAC